TTGGATTGAGTGGCCGCGCTATCCACGCCCTCATCCACGCGAATCACCACCACCACTGCGCCAGTCTGGTCAAAAATGCCATCAATTGCCTGTGGCAATGTACCACCTGCTCCCAGCTTGGCCGCTTCTCGGCGGCTACCGGCAATCAGTACCGGCGTATTCAGAGGAAAGGCGGTGGCATCGGCATCAGGTGCCGTCCCCACCAAACCAATCACACCACTTTGAGCGGTGCGAATGGGGCGGGCCCCATTATCAATTTCGACGACTTCTGCGCCGTGTAGGTATTGTTCAGCCATTGCGGGTCTCGTTTCGTTGAGTTGCAAACTAAAAAGCCCCGGCACAGGCCAGGGCTTCGATTAGGCATTAAAAAACCGCCTGTTAGGCGGCGGGTTTATGATTCGCTTGGTAGTGGATAGCGGGTTTTGATTTCCGCTACCTTTTCACGCCATGCTTGCTCAGACTCAGGCGTATTGTCGTACTGCCATTCCATAAAAAGAGGGTCTGACTCGAGGCGGTAAGCCTCTTTTCTCTTGACGAGGTTTTGAGCCTCTTCAAAGTCTTTTTGCTGAAGAACAGAGTCGACCTGCTCCTGAGTCATGCCAAGCGAATTCATATAGCTGCGGGTCGTGTCTGTGTGAGTTCGACCCTGAAAGATGTAACTAAACATCTGTTTTCCTCCTGAATGGCTCAGCAAAAAGAGCCTTTTTAAGGTTGTAGGTGCTGGCGTGACCAGCATGGCCAAGCCAGGATTGAATGTTCTGATTTATATCAGAGAGACTTATCTCACCTTTAGCGAACTGAGACCGATACTTTTTAAGTTTTGTCTTAATTCGCTTGACGCTGCATTTTCTCAGCAACCTATGGCTCGAATAAATTCGATACCCGAGAAAGTCCAAGCTCCTGCCGTTACTCGTTGAGATAGGGAAAACCTGCGTCTTGCTGTTCGTTTTTAATCTCAGGTAAAGGTGCAGGAATTCCTCTATATCCTTTCTCCACTGGTGCAGCACAGTCTTGTCGTGGTGAATGATGGCAAAATCGTCCATGTAGCGGATGTAGTGTTTTGCGCCAAGTGCGTGCTTTGCATATCTATCAAGCTCGTGCAGGTACACGTTTGCAAAAATCTGACTGGTAAGGTTACCCAGCGGAATGCCTACACCCATTGATTCGCAAGGGCTGTTATCAATGATGTAAAACAGCAGATCAAGCGTTCTCTGGCATTGTATTTTTGCCGCCAGAATAGACTTCAATACTTGGTGGTCTATGCTCGAAAAGTAACGGCTAATATCCGCTTTTAACGCATACGCCTTGCCATGCTTTGACTCTACCTTCTTAATAAAATATTGAGCCCTGTCAGCGCCTTTGTGGGTGCCTTTCCCTCGTCTACATGCGTATGAGTCATAGATGTAGGTTTTGTCAAACAGTGGCTCGATAACATTGTATATAGCCCGATGGACAACCCTGTCCTTAAAGTGAGGGGCTGATATCAGGCGGCGCTTCGGCTCGAATACGTAAAAATGGTGATAGGGTGACATTTTGTACATGCCCCACATCAGCTCGTTTTGTATTTCTATGATGTTCTCTTCCAGGTTGTTGAAGAAAACCAGCGTTGCGTTCGCCTTTGTTTTTCCCTTTCGGCATGAGTATGCCGCTGATAAAAGATTTTCAAAATCAAATATCTTCTCAAATGAGCAGCCCAGTGACGCATCAATGGGCTTTATATCTGTTCCGGCTATGGCCGAGGAGGCGGCATCCTTTTCATGATTGCACTGACAGCATCCCTTGGGATGGTTGTTTCTGGCTACATCAAGAGCGGGGCGAAAACCGATGTTACTGTTCGAGTTCGACCGCGCATTGTTCAGATTGAGCGCGCCCAGCCCGGCGTTCGAGCCATTGTTCCAGTTGCCCCCGCGAAGCGGGAATCGGTTCCGCGTATTCATAATGCCGTCCCCTGTTGCTTGGTATTAACGGAGCGTATCCAGCCGCCTATCATTTTCCCAAGCTCAACCAGTTGGCCGACCCATATTTCGTATCTCTTGATGTCGATATACCGCAAGTCCTTGGCGAGCCTGACTCGCCGCTTCAGGATGGCAAGCTCGATATCTAAATCGGTCAGGGTCGTCTTCTTGTGGTATCGCTTAAATGCCGTGATGATCAATCTTTGAAGTTGCAGCATTGAAAGCCTGATTTCCGCGCCTAAAACATGGCGCTCATGTTTCGGAAACTGCTTTATTGCTTGATAGCCGTACATCATCATTTCCCGGCATTTTTCTTCAATGATTAGCGTTGTCAACTTGCCTCCGCACAACTAAAGGGCGCACTACCGTGCGCCATCCAAAGAATCAGTTAACAGTTACACAAAGAAAGCGGGGCGAAAACCGATGCCACTGTACGAGAGCGACCGCGCATAGTTCAGATCGAGCGCGCCCAGCCCGGCGTTCGAGCCATTGCTCCAGCTGCCCCCGCGACGCGGGAATCGGTCGCCATAGTTGCGACACCAGAGGCCGCCGCCAACTGTCGTTGCGGTTGCTGACTCGATGAGCAATCGACGCAGCAGCTCGTTAGGCGTATATCCAGCCGACTTTGTGATCGCAGCAAAGTGCGGGTTGTGCATGTACGGATAGTCGTGACTATCGTCATCGGTAGGCCCGTTACGCTTGGTAACCGAGTTGCTGAGCACCGGTGAACCATTGTTGCCAGCACCGCTCTGGTTGTCGGATGTCGAATCAAAATAGGCTGGGTGGCGATGCCAGTTAGCCTCAGCAACCGTCGGGTTGTTATCCAGCGTTGTCAGGATTTGGCCGTCATCCAATTTCATCTGGTCAATCCATTCCCAGACGTTGCCGACCAGGTCACATACGCCGAACTCAGTATGATCGTGATTCCACGTTGCGGGGCCCTTGCCTGTGTCGGTTCGCCCAGTGCCACTGGTATCGCCAGGCAGTCCGTTGTCGGCACGTCGAGCGTTTTCCCACTTCGCTTCGTGGCTGCGACCATAGTTCGTATTACCACGAGGCACAGTACCATTGGCCAGAGACCAGAGTGCAATGGCGGCCCACTCGTGAATCGACATAAGGTGCCAGTTGTCACCCTTCTGCGTGCAAAGCTGCTTTGCAGTGTCATAGTTAACTGAGGTTCGCGGCTGAGGGCCACCGATAACGGCAGAACCGCCCGCCGCCGATGACGCCAGATATTTGCCGACAAGGATTTCGCCGCGAGGCGCTCCGTTCGTTACAAATGCAGGGTGAACACCTGTGCCAAGATCAAGCTCTGTTAATCCCAGGTCTTCAATGTTGAAGCGCGGGATGACGCACATGATATTAGGGTTGCCCTGGGCATCATAAATGACTGTGTTTCGACCGCCTGAATTATGCTCGACCGCTTTGCGATAGCCGTCCGTAGCAATGATCGTCAAGCCGTTGGCCTTTTGGTCATAGGTACTTTCGACTTTAGCTATCGAGTCATTAGTCTTTTTATCGATGGCGGCCATTTTGCCTGATACTTCCTGAGCCAGCGCCTGAGATGCGGCTGTTTGCTCAGCGGAGGCAGTTTTTAAGCTTTCAATTTGCTCTGTAATTGTTCCCATTAATCAGCTCTCCAAAGCTCGGATTTTTTCGCTAAGTTGTAAATTCCACAGCGCCTGCTTAATTGTTGCGGCACCAAGCCTCATAAAGGAGGCAGCGCTTTCCATAAACTCCGCATCAAGAATTAAGTTTAAGTTCTCAGTTCCAACGACGACCGTTACGCTGTCCGAAGGCAATGCCGTTATATTTAACGTAAACCACTGCATAACTTTTACGGACGGAGTTCTGTAGCCAATGGTTTTCCCTGATTGCGAATAAACACCTAAAAGAGTGCCTGTTGATAAGAAGACGCCTATCTCTCTGATTGCATATTCTTTCTCACCCGAGAAAACAGCAGCCATCCGCAAAGACAGCCCACCATCCTGATAATCAGCTATCTCTACTCGCTCTTGCTCTCGCTGCAGTCTCGTCTGAGACTTATTTGGCGTGTAAGCCATATCGCCAAAAGCAAGATGAGAAATAGCCCCCTTGATGCCCTGCTCTTTTGCAGAGATAAGCTCTGCCAGCCCGGCCTCAGTGAATTGCAGTTTTAACCCTGCCATTAAAGGTCTCCTTCAAATTCCAACCACGATGCAGATATTCCAGCCAGCCCACCACAAACAAAAACATGGCTGCTGGACTCATCTGGAATAACACCAGACATATCAGCAAGAAAATCAGCAGAGCCAATACCATAGAGCGCTGCAGAAAAAGCCATGTCAGCACTACCTTTCTCCGGAACAATAGGTAGAAAATCAGAAGAAAAGTCTATCTCTGCGATAGAGGGCCCAATAGCACCAGAGAGGCCCAAGGTCTCCTCCAGGCTAATGCCTAGCTCCACATCAAAGTGGATCACGCCGCGCTTAGCGGTATGAATAACCCGGGTGACCTGCTCCAGCATGGCTTCGGTTATCAGCCCGTTGTCATCGTCGGTCAGGTTTTCGTTAATCAAGGCCACCACGGTCATGGTGCCGGGCTCCTGGCTTCCGTCAGGCTCCCACCACTCCCGCAGGTGCGTTTTGATATTCAAACTGTCCAGCGCCTTTTGCACCGCATACGGGGTGCCTTTAAAACGGTGAACATCAAAAGAATCTTGCACCACCTGCCGCTTGATATGCTCCGGCCAGCGGTCGTCCCACTCATCCACAGACAGGGCCCAGGCCAGCCAAGGCAGCAACGACAAAGGGCAGGAATATGGGTCCCACAGGTTCTTGATGCGAATCGGCAAGTCTGTCGATTGAACGATCACCTGCTCGATGTCACGTTCTAGCCCGCTGGCGTTAGGCGGTAACAGTGAATTACTCATCCACCCCTCCCACCGTAACGGTCACACCAGTGCAAAATGCAGCCTGTGTGTTATCCATCACCAGGTCAGCTGCTGGGCTGATTAACCGGACATTGTGAACGCCTGGACGGTGCAAGGCGGCATACAGACCAGAGCGGGTCACGTCATAACCCAGCTTGTGCCGGTCGTTGACATACTCAAGCACCGCCGCTTCGGCAGTCTGGCGAATCACATCACCAGCAGGACCAGGCAGAATCGTCAGCTCAGCAACGACCGCATACTCGGTCACATTGGCCGGAACCACCATCACACGATCACCCAACGGGCGAACCTTTGACGTCTGCTTGGCAGGCGCTAAACCATCATCGGTCAAACCGAAGTAACGGCGAACCGCAACCAGCAGGTCATTATCCGGGGTGCCGTTGCCGTCCCGGCTTAATACCGTCACCACCATGTTGCACGGGCTCGGGCTGGTTGCATCCGCATCCAACACCTTGCCACTGGCCGACAGTGCATGAAACACATAAGCATCATCACTGCCCGCCGTGTTCAAACCATCAAACGCCATCTGAATCCGGCGGCGGTAGCTGTCATCATCTTCCATGATGCGGGGAATCGGTGGCCGTGCCAGCTCATCCCCTTCCTGAACAACCAGTCGCTCCACGTTGTAGCGAGCACCAATCCCGTCCAGGTCATTTCCTTTTGACGATGCCAGCATGTTCGCTCGGGTGGCATCGTTAATTTTGGCCTCGAGCACCAGTTCGCGATAAGCGAAGGTTTGCAAGGCTCCAGCCAACGGGTCAGACTCCAGCTGCAACACTTCGGCATAATCTGGATTGAAACCGACCAAGATGGCCTTTAGTTCTTCGTATTTCGTTTCAAAGTCCGGGGACGTGATAATGTCCGGGACCGGGACCTTCGACAGGTCCAAGAGTTTAAATGCGGTCATATCACCCCACCTGCAGGCCGTCTAAAAGAATCGACTCACCGTTGACCAGGTACTCGCCTTCCAGGTCAATCAGCATGGAGCCGTTATCCTGGCGGTAAACCTGAACCCGCTTGAGCCTTATCCTCGGCTCCCAACGGGCCAAAGCCTCTGCCGTGGCGGCATACACCTCCACAGCCCAGGCTTCATTGGTCGGCTGGTCTATAAGATCAAAAAGTCGGGAGCCATATTCTCGCCGGTAGACACGGCTACCCAGCGGGGTGGTCAAAATATTGAGGACGGACTGGCGCAAGTGGGAAACCCCAGACAGGACAACACCGGTCTGTGCGTTCATCCCTTGCATATTCCACCTACTTAACTTTGTATGTACCAGCACTGGAACCGCCAGTGACCGGCACTTCTGCCGCTCCGGTGATATGCTCCACCACGGCCTCTGCAATGGCTTTAGCCATCTTGGCGGATTGAGCATGTTGACCAGAGGTTTTAAAGCCTGCCGCCTGCAATTTTGACGTGATCAGGCTTTCAAGAGTCTGAGCATTTAAAGCCATGTTATTTCCCCGCCGTCACTGTGCTGGACCCATCCCCATGAGGGTTGCCAGTAAAGTGGCAAGTATGAGCTGTTGTAACGCACGGCGCACCACCATTCAGGCCGATTTTTGCGGCAGTCACATCCGCATTGCCGCTGGCGTTCACCTTGGCATTGGCAGAGGTTTCCACCTTGATGTCTTTTGTCGTTTTGATATTCAGCGTCCCCGCTGAAATCACATCAACCGTGGCATCGGCCCCCTTCACGTCCAGAAGGTACCGGTGGCTTTCTCGGTCATAGCTCACCACCGTGCCATCCTTAAACACCTTGCGCTCCTCATTGAGGTTACTGCTGGGTGCCGGATGCCCTTCCTGGTACAAGCTGGCAATGATGATCCCTTGAGCAAAATCACCAGAGGGACAAAGCACAACAACTTGCTCGCCAATGTCCAACGGCTTCCACTCTCGGTCTTCACCAGCCCGGTCAACCGCTCGGTCTAACCAAGTGCTGTTCAGCTCACCATCGGTGACCTTTACTTGGCCTCCTTCACCATGGTCATTCACGGTACAAACACGGACCAAACCATGAAGAAGGCGCTCAATCTCAGCTATTTGGAGCCCCTGCATACTCTGCCTTCTCATGCTCATCTGCCGGTGGCACATCACCGCCCGGGGCATACGCCAGGTAAACCTCTTGCGGCGTAATTCCATCCGCATTCCACATCGACTCGCCCAGGTACAAGGTTTGATTCCAGGTTACAACACGGGAGTCATACCCCTGCTGGGTGTCCTTGCGAAAACTGCCGGGGTAGACTTCCAAGCCTTCTGGCTTAGTCAGTACCCCGCCTTTCACCCATACGCCACTCTTGCGAATCAGCTGGGCCACAGCTGCGGAAAATTCCCACAGCTCCAACGCCAGGCTTTTAACTTCCCAGCCCAAAACACAATGAACAGAGAAGCGGCAGGCTGCCGGGTAGCGGTCATCACCGACATCCGCACCCATAGGAAATTCCTCAAGCTCAAGCAGTAATGCTGGAGCCAGTACGGAAAGCTCAGGCTCTGGGTTGTAGTCGTCGACCGTCACCTTGGGGAAGGTCTCGCGCAACTTGGCTTTAATAGCCTCATGCACTTCGGTAATTGTCGTTTGACTCATGCGCCCTCATGGTTCAATGCAAAATTGAGTTCTTGGCGCAGCAGCTCAGTAAACCGCCCCTGCGCCCGCTGATAGTACCGCTCAAAAATGGGGTTGCTTTGCTCCTCAATTGGCAAGCGAACCACCTCAATCGGCAGCCGCTCTCGCCCCTTACGGCGAAACACATTCAAGTGCTCGCTTTTCATGGCAGCAGAGAAAGCACCATCAAATTGATGTTTCCCAACACGGGTACCTCTGCGGTTTTGCCTGACTTTACCAATATGACGAACTTGCACAGGATTGAGACCAAACCAAACACTGACCGCCTTTTCACTGTCTTTCAGGTAAAAGGTGTGCTGAAAACGAACCGTTAACACCTTGATGGGTAGCTTTAACTCACGGCCAAGCTCTCGCTTACTGTGCGTTTCAAGCCAACGGGCCGTCTTCTTTAACGCCCGGTCGATAGCTTTCTGTATCTGAGGAACAGAAGCCATCAGCTGGGCCTCAAGGTAGGCCAGCTCTTGATCAAGTTGAAGATTCAGCTGCAGCATGTCACCGCCAGTTGTGGTCTTTGTTTACCCATGGCTTGAGCGGGATATGGGTTTGCGCCTGATTTCCGGTACGACTTTTGAACGGCAGAACCATGAAGGCTTCACCATTGACCATTAGCCGGTCACCGTGATCACCTGGCACCAGGTCGGTTTCCATAACGAAAACGCCCGCCACCTGAGCCACATCAATTTGGAAGAACTGGTTCGGGTTTTTATAACTCGCATCGACAGCCCCCTCAGCCAGAGAGAGCAAGCCCTCTACGGTCTCAGTTGCGCCATCCGCTCTCACCCAAGTTGCCTTTACACCCCAAATTTCAATCTGCTCACGCAGGACCCGCAATTGCAGGTCCCGGTTCTGCTCGTTCATCTATCACCCCTTAGCCAGCAGGCTGGGCCGCAGCATCCAACTCAACCAGCACACCAGGACGGCAACACATCGGCAGCACGTTAGACTGGCTATGCAGGTCAAAACCACGTCCCATGCGGCGAGGCTCCATCTTCGCGTAGTAACGCTTGCCAAGTGTGCCTGCGGTTTCATTGAAATCAGCAGGGGCCAAGGCAGTAAAGAAGGTGTTGGTGGTGCCAGTCGGGAACGCATGACCTTTACCCGCTTTGATGAATCGGGTTTCTTCACCTTCTTCATCCACATGGCGAGCACGGTTCTCGTTGAAGATCAGGCCACCGAACTTAAAGCCTTTGCGAGTATCACCACCCAGACGATTCACTGCAGCTTCGTGATTCAGGAAGACTTCTTTCACCGATGCATGTTTGATGAACTTGTCGAAGAACTCTTCAGACACATCAACAGACACGTCTTTCATCACATCGCCGCGCAGATTGTCTTCTACATGGCGCAACACTTTGCGGCATGACTCGGCCACGTTCGCATCTTTGTTGTCCAGGTCGAAGTAGATCGTTTTCTTGGTGATGCCGAACTCGGCATACAAGTCATAAAGCACGGTGCCGTCAGCATCCAGAATCTGGCCTTTCTTCGCGCCCATGCGCAAGTGCTCATGGGTGATGTCGTGGCTAGACTTCATGGTTTCCAGACGCTCTTTCACCAGCTCAGATTTAGCCGCCAAAGCGGTGGTACCAAAGCCGCGCAGACCTTCGTACTCATCAGGCAAGATCACATCTTCCAGAGGAAGGTGCGGGATAACGAAAGAGCGAACCTTGCGCTTACCGCGCTTCGCTACGTTCTCCGTTGAGCCAGGCTCACGGGATTGGATCAGAGTAAGAACACCGTTCTTTTCTTCTACCAGAATGGTGCGGGTACGCACTTTTTTCTCACGGGCAAACAGCGCTCGGCTGTCACCGTAATTGACCGGCAGTAGGTTCATGGACTCGGTCAGAGACGCAACCTTGAACGACGGATGGTCAAAAGGGTTTGCCATTTCCATTAAATTGGCCCTCTAAAACAAGAAAACCCGCTCACTGGCGGGCTTTAGGATATTTGGGTGGTATTAGCGTGCTTTCACGCCAATGGCTTTCAGGTCAGCAAGTGCTGCCGCTTTCTGGACATCAGTGATGCCGTCCGGGAAGACCAGGCCCTTTTGCAGGACAATGGCATGAGCATCGACCACGGTGCCTTTGGCAACCACTACGCCGACTGCTTTCTTCTCGGCAGCAGTGCCGCCTGGAACAATCAGGTCACCGGCAGCGTTCACCACCGACCCAAACTCGGTTACATTCAGCGCCATGACCGAACGGCTATAGCCGTTTTGTGCTTCATAAAGCAGGACATCGCGCAGGCTCTTGGGTTCTACGTGTACAGGCATGTTCGCCCCCCGTTACTGGTTAAGATTCCACTGCGTTTTTTGCCGCAGCCTGGCACATTTCCATGAGGTAGTTGCGGCTCTGGCCGTTTGCCTCCGGGTCAGTGGTATGGTTTTGCAGTTCTTCACCTTCATCCGCCATCTTAGCGAACAGCTGCTCCTGGGCTTGCTCCAGAGAAAGGTCCGACAGCATCAGCTCACCAGCCATATCTGGGCGGCCAACGGTGGCACAAGCATCAAAGATGCCTTTCAGACGGGCTTCGGTGTTTTTCTGGTAGTCTTGAACCGCTTCGGTGACGGCTTGCTTGGTTGCGTTTGCAGCATCCGCTGCCAACGCTTGGGTGGCTTCGGCCTTTGCGCTTTTCACCGCTTCGTCCATTTGGGCTTGGGTGTAGCTGGCCTGGGTGCCTTGGTCTTTGTCTTTGCCTTTTCCAAAGAACATATCCGACTCCTGCTCATTCAGTAGGTAGTTATAAAACTCATCCTGGGACATCACGCCATCAGCCAGACCATTGTCCACGGCCACTCGGCCTGTGAAGCATCCAGCCTTCAACGCCTTGACCTGCTCGGCGGTCATGCCCCGGGCTTCGGCCACCAGGTTGTGAAATTCACTCCCCAGCTGAACAATCAACGCCTGCAGTCGCTGGCGCTCATCGTCACTGAGGACCTTGTGCGGAGAGAAATCCGCTTTGTAATCACCGGAGACAAACAGTTCAATACTGAGTCCCATCTTCCGGTTGTACTCGGTTTGGTCCAGACGGCCACAAATTACACCGATACTGCCCGCTCCGGCTGAACTGGTCAGGAATACCTGATCACAACAACAAGCCAAGGCATAAGCAGCGGAATAACAGGACTCATTCACGAACGCGATCACCGGCTTTTTACCCCGGGTGCTGAGAATATGACGAGCCAAATCAAAACAGCCCGCCGCTTCACCACCGCCAGAGTCAAACTCCATGACGATCAATTTCACTTCCGGGTCATTGAGTGCGGTGTCATAGTCATGACGAATCAACTCGTAGCTGGTAATCGGCATGCAATCCGCATCAATCTTCCCGGCTCGGTGCGCCAGGCCACCAATCACTGGAACGATGGCCCAGCCTTCCTTGGTGACTTGGTACGCCTTGCGCTTTTGGTACTGGCCTGTGTTTGCTAGGGCCTGCACTTCTGAGGCTTCAATGTGGAAGCGGTCGTGCAGCGCCATCGCAATGGCCGACAAATCACTGGCCCGCATCATCATCGGTGCGTTAAACACCCGCTGGGCCAGCAATGGCAACAGATTTTTACTCATTGTTCAGTGCTGCCTCCATAACAGACTTTTGCTCTGCCCCGCTGCCGTTGACATAACGAGGGTCAGAGTCAAGACGCAGGTCATATTCGTCAATAAGCTGATTCGCATCAGAAATCATGTCGAACAGTTCTTCCATGTCATAACCGCGCTCTGCCTGCTTATCCGAAATCGGCGCAAAGCCAGCCCGCACATCACCCAGGTCTGCCAGGTGTTTCTTGAGCGGGTCCACTTCTTCCCAGCGAGGAGTGCGCCAGCTGACTCGGTTGTAATAGCGGCGGCGTTGCAAGTAGTCAGGAATGACCACCGCTCCGCTGGCTACGGCAAAATCCATAAACCAACGCCCTACAGGCCGACAGAACTGGTGAATGATCATGTGGTGCTGAACCTGCTGACAGAGACGACGGAACTCAAGGAGCCCAGCGCGAATACTGGAGTAGTTCACCCCTCGCAAATCGCCGGTCAGCATCTCGTAAGTGATGCCATAGCCCTTAGCAATGCTAAGCAGTTGGTACCGGAGCCACGGTTCATAAGTTGTCCCCACATCAGCAGGGTTTGAAAACTTCACTTCCTGCCCTGGTTGCAGGTACTGCAACGTACCGGGGTTGAGGCCGGTGATTCGCTTTCCGCCTTTGCTTCGCTTCGGCTGACCAATTGTTGGCCCTCCGGTACTGTCTGCCGTTGCCTCTTGAATAAAGGCGGCAAACAACGCAGCGGTTTTCTTACGGACCAGCTCAGCGTCTTCGTACTGGTCCAGCTCATTCAATCGCAGCAAGCAGCTGGAAACCCATGGCGCACCATGCGTCTGACCGGGACGGTCAACACGGTAAACGTGAAGAACGTGCTCGGCCTTAATCCATACCGTATCGACAGGATCACCAATCAAACTGGATTCAGCCGGGTGGTTACGATAAAAGCAATACGCCTTACGTTTGCCGCCCTTGCTGAAACGAATACCCCCTTTGACATAACCACCACTTGGCAGCGTTTCATCAGGAATATCACTGGCCAGCATATCCGGCTCAATAATCTGTAGCTGCAGAGGAACCGAAAGCCCCTCGCTCAATGGACGAGGCTTTTTGATTACAAACGCTTCGCCTGAGTTGATAACGGTGCGAACGACAAGGGCTTGCAAGCCGTAAAACGACTGAACCTCATCGAAATCCGCTTCGTTTACCCAATCGCCCCAAAGCTCCTGCAACTCCTGGCGAAGCTCTTGCTCTTTCACTCGCCATCGCGGTGTCAGGCCATTACCAACGGCTGCGGCCACCCAAGTGGCCACGGCATTGGTTGCCCATGGATTGTTTCGCACATTGTGGTGCGAACGGGCCCGCAACGTCTGAATACCGGAAGCAACAGCCGTATCCGGGCCATAGTCTCCGATATCCTGCCAACGGTGGCCGCCACTGGCCCCTTCATAGGCAGAGGCTCCCACCGGCACGAGCAGGCCAGAGGCCAACGGTTGATAGCCAGAGGGAGTCATATTCATCAGTACAGCCCCTTGCTACTCGCTACCACGCTCACGCTTTCCACGCCTTGCGCAGCGGCTATTTCTGCTTCCATTTCCCGGCGTAGCTTCCGAAGTTGAGGAAGATCTACCGGGGCGTATTCATTGGTCTGGTTCGACCCATTAATGCCGGAGAAACTCACCCGGACAAGTCGCTTGCCGATGGCCAGCTCTTTGATGGCTCGTTTAACCTCGGCCAGGTCTTCTGGTGTCCAGAGGGATTCACTCATTGCGCACCTATCCATTCATCCAGTCGCTTTGCACCACATCGTCTTCGTCTTCCCACTCCTCCTCGTCATCTTCCCATTCCGCCGTGACCACTTCGCTCAGGTCAGGGTTTAAGATCCAAAGCAAGGCGTAGGCATAGACCAAAAGGTCCCATGCCTCATTTCGTGCTTTGGTCGGGTTCTTGAAGACTCGATAAGGGATGCCGTTTTTATACTCGGTCACCACTGTTTCCGCCGTCAGCTGCTCGAAGTAATCCACCTCGAACTCGTTGCTTTTCGGCCAGTGAATGAAGAAACGGCCCGGGTACTTGAAGCGCAGGCGCTTGGCTATCCGGTTCTTGATGTTGTTTACACCCAACGTATACAGCGGTATGCGGTACACGTTGCTGCGGCTCGGTGGCTTAATCGCAGGGGCCGCATAGTCGTTACCACCACGGATGGCTACGCAGCGGTCAGAGTGCTGAGCGCAGTAAGCCAACATGGTGTCGTAATAGTGGCCCTGCACGTCAATAGCGCAGGCCGTAATACCCATGCTAAAACCGCAAGCATGGGTGTAGGTTCTATCTAGAGCCCGGGTCAGCTGAGCCAAGGTTTCAGGGTTATCTGGCTGACCCATAAACACCTTGCGGTTGAGCAACCAGACCTCTTCACCTTCACCGATGCCGATGGTGGTCATTTCCAGACGGTTGTCCTGGGTATCGACGGTGGCAAGAATGATACGGACCGCTTCTGGCACCTTGCCGTCATGGTCATCACCATACGGTTCGCGCCGGTCATACAGCGGTTTCCAATCAACCTCGGTCTCTGTCTCCTTGTAGGTCTCCCCGCGAATGGTGTTGACGTACACCACCTTCTCGTCCGGGTCGTCCTTTACTTCCTCCCAATACTTCGCCAGCTTTGACCACTTGGCATTTGGCAGGTCGGAGTAAGCAGCCCAAATATGAAAGCCTGCATGGCCTGAGATTTTCACCTCGCCGCAATGCTTACAAATTGGCCTGCCTTTTTTGTCCCAGGCTTCGGGCTCTTGTTCATGGCCACAGCAAGTAAACGGCTTAATCGACCGGAACTCACCAGCGGCCACCATCTCTTTCTTGCTACCTTCTTCGATGTCCTTCTTGCAGGATGGACAAACAAAGTGTGCCAGCTCCGGCTGACCTTCTGGCCATCGGAAGTTTGACCACTGCAGAATATGCTTGTGGCCACAATGCGGACAAGGCACATGAAAGTAGCGCTGGTCTGAGCGGATGAACTCTTTTTCAATTCGACACACCCCGGCAATCGTCGGGGTGGAACCGGCTATAATCTTTCGGTTGAAAGCGGAGAAGGTACGACCTTCACCCTGGCGAACGGGATCACCGTCCTTACCAGTATTTGCCGGGTAGGCACTCATCTCATCAAAGATAACGATGCGCACCGTCAGACGGCGAAAGCCGGTAGGCGAGTTTGCACCAACCAGGGTCAGGCTGCCGCCTGGATAAACTTTTTTCAGCAGGGTGTCATCGTCTCGCTGGACTTTACCCTGCAGGCAAGGAACATCGCGCAGCATTGGCGCGATTTCATCTTTAGAAAAACCCTCGGCATCGTCTATGGTCGGTTGAACAACCAGCATGGAGCAGGGGTCTGCATCCATGTAGTAGCCGATAGCAAGGTCAACAATTTTGGTGTAGCCCACACGCATGGACTTCATCACCGTGACCCGTTCTTCTTCTGGGTCACACATGGCATCAGCTATGCCAATCTGAAACGGCTTCGTCTTCCATTTACCGCCGCCATGCTCCTCCGGGAGGACATAGTTTTTATCACCCCACTGACTGATCGTCAGGTTCGGCGGCGGCGTCCAGGTCGAACGTACACTCGTCCAGATACGCTCTAAGGCTGGAAGGAATAGGCTCATCGGATAGGTCTGCTAGGGCTTCGTACAGCAAGCCCCGGAGTACCTGCCTATCCTTGACGCTCAAGCCGGGTAGCTCGGTCGTGGCCTTGCCTTCAATGGCGAGCACCTTAGAACGGGCAGCTGCGACCAGGCTGCTATAAATGTGAATGCAAACATCAGTAGGAATCAGCGTCTTTAGGGCCAGCTCGTTTTGGATACGGCGGGCCCGGCGCTGTTCGCGCACGTTCAGGGCTCGCTCCACTTCGTAGTCGACTTCCGGTTCTGCACCATCAAAATCGGTGCCGGTTTCCGCATTGCCTCCCGCTTGCGCTTTGTAGGCAATATAGGCATGGATACACTTGAGAGGGTCCATACCATTTCGACCTTTGGCCGCTGGCAGAATCCCTTTGTTTATAAGGTTTCGGACTTGTCTGTCCGACTCCAAACCTAGCAGCGTTGCTATCTGCTTTTGGGTAAATTTTGTCTCGGGATTAAACAGTTCGCTCATCTATCACCAACCGGAAACCGGAAACCCAGTTCAAAAAATTTTTTAGACGGGCAAACCCCGCGAGCTTGTTACCCGCAGAGCGGCAAAGGCCAGGAAGGACCCTAGCCAATTTTTCCGCTTTCGTCGGCAGCGGCCTTCACTTCGTCAACTATTTCCTGAGCCACATCGGCCACCGGGCTAGTAACGATGCTGGCTGCGTCGACAGCAACTTCTACGGGAGCCGTAGCAACGCGCAGGGCATCACCGGCCACACTGGTCAGGCTCTTGGTCAGGTCTCCAAGCATGTACACCCCCACAAATGGACAAATAAACAAATAACCGGAAACACATCCGCACAAATAAACGGATGCACATAAGCAGCTGGCCGCTACTGGAGCGGCCAACCTTATGCACACCAACAGAGAAAGATGCCGAACTTCTCTCGGCGGTCGGCTTTCACCCACGGCTTATTGCAGGCTACTAACGTTCATCATCATTTCGGAGCTTCGGCTTCCCTCGCTTCCACATCAAAAAGCCAATTCTGCGGAAGGTCTCAGGGCTATTAATCTCAACTCCATACAGCCTATGCCCCTAGCTTGTGTAATGGCACAGAGTTGAGATGATTGGCTTATTTGAAAGCCGGTGAATCCCGGGCACTCATCTGTTCATGCTGCTCATTGGTAACGGCAGACGAACCGAAGAAGAAGCCGATGATGCTTGCGATCACAGTACCAAGGACAAAGCCAAGGATTGTGTCAGCAAAGCGCACCGATGCTTCCGGGATTTGAACGAACGTAATGCACATCAGATAAACTGTGGCCACCACGCTCCAGAACGCCGCCAGGTAATAGACGAATCGCTTGGCGAATTTGTCTTTCTGGTTCAAAGCGGCCGTCTGCATGGCTCGGGCATTTGCTTTGTCCTGGTATGCCAGGCGCTCCAGCTCCTGCTCTTTATCAAGAATTGCTTCTTCAAAGCGCAGCTGCAGCTCCGGGTCATTCATGATCTTGTCATGGGCTTTTTGTGGGTTAGACTCGCCGGTCACCATCTTGGCAACATCGACAACCTTGTTTGCCACATCGGCACCGTTGTCACCGGCAAACCAGCGGCCAACCTTATCGACCAAACCAGTCGCCTGGGCAAGCCCAAGCACTAAGCTGATAGGTTCCATTGATTCCCCTTCCTTTCAGAGGTTAACGATTCGAGACAGCCAGCCGAAGGCAAAAACCTCCTGCGACTCGTTGTCTTCCGTGATACCCACACAAAAGGCAATACGTAGACCATTAACAGCGTGAGCCAAGACATTCATCCCGCTTTCGCCGCGCTTGGCGTAAAAACCTTTTAGAGACTGCAGGGTCATTCGACCAACCGCGCCGTCTACTCGGATATCCGGGTAATGCTCGCCGCAGTGGTTCAATGAGTTGAGTAGGCGTTGCAGGAACTTGGCCGCACGGCCTGTACCTGAGTTAACACCGAAGTCAAACAGATAAACGGCCAACTCAGGGCTGTACTGTGAAACCTCATCAAGACGAAGACGGTCCCAAAAGTCAGCTTCATAAACCCGAACAGCAAATGCTCGCGTTAAGTCGGCCATGTGCCCTTGGTATCCGTGTTCACGGGCCTTGGCTTCGGTAATGCCATACTTAGTCGGCCCGCCTTTATCTTTAGGGTGATTAACATAACCGCCTTCGCGGTCAATCACCTCATCGATGGCTTGAGCCTTCATTTCTAGTGCTTTAGTCATGCGCCCTCCGCATAGTGCTGGCGGATCATTTCAAGCATCTGGCCGTTTTGACGCTCCAGACGCTCCATGGCTCGCTCAAGCGGGGCAATGGCCACCTCCAGACGGCGATCCATCTCCGTAGCAGTGATATACCGTTCGGCGCTCTTTACCCGCTCATCAGCAAGTTGGCGCTCAACGCTGTTCACCCGTCCCCACAGGACACTAAGCAAACCACCGACAGCAATCACAATCAGGGTCAGCAATGCAATCAGGGTAGTGTTGTCCATTCCCCACGCTCCAAACGAAAAAACCCGCCTAGTGGCGGGTTGTTGTGTTGTTCATTTCAACAAATGGACAATTGTTAAAATGTTCAAATGTCCTTTTGTTCTTCTTCTGTTTTGTACTCAGCTAATGACTTAGCCGTGGCACTGAAAATGTCATCATCCATTTCCACACCGACAAAATGACAACCAAACTCGATACAAGCCTTGGCTGTGGCACCTGAGCCCATAAACGGGTCAAGCACGACCATTCCTTCTCTGGCGCTAGTGCTAACAATGTGGCGCATCAACGGCAGCGGCTTCTCGCATGGATGTTTCCCTGGGTAATACTGAACTGGGTCAAAATCCCACACATCCGTATATGGCACGTCAGCCGTAACACCAAACGGTCTGCGCAACTGTTCATACTGAACACGCAAATCATCATAGTCCCGGCGAAGCTCTACATACGTCCTGTGAAGCTGGCCGTATTCCTCTGTTAATTGCTGGTGGTCCTTGTTAAGACCATCGGCATGATCAGAGAATAAGCGCTGCAATGCTTCATACTGCTCACGGGTCGGTAACTTCCACTGCGAAGACGTAAACCAATGACTGCACATTTGGGTGCTTGTTGCCTCGTTCACAGCCTTACTTGATACGCCAGCTCGCTCTTTTGCTTCTCTAAAATAAGCAATCAAAGGCTCGAACACCTGAGCTTTAAGCTCTCGGCATTTCTCAGCATATCCAGCCCGACCTTTGGCAAACCCCTCAGCACCATAGTGCTCTGCAAAGATAATGCGCTCGGTCTGAGGGCAGAAACGGCGCAGGCCTTCTTTACGATGGCGCTTATGCACTCCGTTTTCTTTTCTCCAGACGATATGGTTCAAGACATTGAAGCGTTCAGCAATTAGCACCTCAGTTCTGGCCGCTAACCGGTCAGAACAAAATAGATACAAACTGCCCGATGGCTTCAATACTCGCCATAAGTCAAAGAGAATATCGTCAAGCCACGCCAGGAACTCTGCCTCATCATCCCACTGGTTATCCCAGGCATCTTGCTTTACTCGAAAGTAAGGTGGGTCAGTGGCAATAAGGTCAACAGAATTATCTGGCAATGTTTTAAGCAACTGGCTGCAGTCAGCGTTGAAAACAGTGATATTTTTTCGGGGTTCTAGCTTCTTTTGGGTCATAAAGTCTTCCTGATCACTAAATGATCTGATAGGCTCCCCCGCGCTTTATCGATGAAGCGGTGGGCCTTGGTTCTGAC